ATGTCAAAACTATATGACTTGTGTAAGTATTTCACTGAAAATATGAAAAGTACAAACCAATTAATGATTGGAAATATTGCAAATCCTAATACATACGAGTTATTTGCCGAACTTGGTGTCGATTATATTAGAGTTGGTATTGGTGGTGGTTCAGGATGTTTAACTTCAGCAAATACTGGTGTGCATTATCCAATGGCTTCTTTAATATCAGAGTGTTATAACATCAAAAAGAAAAGAGGTTATACAACAAATATTGTTGCTGATGGTGGATTTAGAAACTATGATGATATTATCAAAGCATTAGCCCTTGGTGCCGATTATGTGATGTTAGGTGGAGTATTAAACAAAACATTGGAATCTTGTTCTCCTGTTTATTTAGGTAAACTCATTCCATTAAATGAAAATACCTCCAAATATGTTTGGAATAATTTCAAATTCCTTAGAAAGTTTATGTATAAGAAATTTAGAGGAATGAGTACAAAAGAAGTACAAAGAAAGTGGGGTAAAAATAAGTTGATTACATCTGAGGGTATTACGAAATACAATAAGGTAGAATATACATTAGATAAATGGATTGAAAATCTTGTAGACTATCTAAAATCAGCAATGTCTTATACTAATTCAAAAACACTTGAGGAGCTCAAAGAAACCGAATATGTGTTTATAACAGAAAATGCTTTGAAAAGATTTAATAAGTAATATCAAACAAAGGTAATCAGGACTTTTAATTCTTGATTACCTTTTATTACTCTATGATATACACCTTCAGGTATATAATACTTTTCACCAATAACTAATTTTTTAGGGAATTCGTTGTCCATTTGTAAAAACCAATCATCCCCATCCAATATTTCAACTAATCTATTTTCCCTATCACGATGCCATTTTAATTCCTCATCGTCAACATCAGGTGAAAATGTTCTTAATCGTTTATTACCAATTATTTCTTGTTCGAAAGGTAGTTTTTCCATTACCAACTAGCACTTGACTTTAAACCCAATTTTTTTGCGTGTCGACCAACATTACAACTCCAATAACCAGCAGTTGTTCTATCTTTCTTTTGGTCACACTTATGTCTTGCTCTAAATGATTTTGCTGCTTTTGGATTTCTATTTCTCACCTTTAGGTTGGGGTCACCAAATGTTACTTTCTTGATTGTTCCTTTTGGTGTTTTAACATATACCGCAAACTTTTTAGGTCCTCCTGGTGTTCTAAATGGTGAATTAAGTTTAACATTTTTTCCGTGATGTTTTGCTTCAAACAATAATTCTTCAACTTCCTCTTCATACATTGGAGCATCTAACCATACCTCATCCCCATTTTCTAATAAAACTTTTTTACCTAAATCTGACTCAACCAACCAAGTGTCCTCTTCATTCAATTCTATTTTACCATCATAATATAAGTTTCTTACCTCATTAATTAACTTAAAATATTTCTCAGAGTATATTCTAAAAATATTTTCATTCAATGGAATCTTATTTTCCAAATGATATTTTAAATCCTCAGAAATCATACAATGTTCAGTCAATTTCATTACCGGATTTAGTGATTCTCTTAGAACTTTCTTTATTAAGTTATCTAACTTGGTACTCATATATTTTGTTTTTAAAATAAATATCCTTATATTAGTAATGATATTTTATAATCACAATTAATAAATGACTATGTTACTAATTTTATTTTTAATCGTTCATACCTTTATAAGAATATACATTTTTGCTAAAGTATTTTATCTAATGTGTATGACTTATTATTATCCCGAAACATATCCTATTTCATTATTAACTTGGTGGATTTATTTTTTAATTTTTGATATATGGATTGACCATTTATTGAATAACAAAAAAATAGAAAAAGTAATAGAAAAAAAAGATGAGTCCATCGATTGAGGGATTTTTTTATTTTGTTAATCTTGTTATATTTATAAAGAAAAAAGTTTATGAAAGGTTACAATATAAAAGAATCTAATATACGTAAAGTTATCCGACAAAAATTAATGGAACAAATGGAAACGTCTGAACCAAAGGAAGAAAAAAAAGTTAGATGTGTTCCTGAAAATATTATGCCATTGGAGGAAATTGTAGGAAATGCTGGAGAGTATGTAACATACGCACCTGGTGTTACAAAAAGAAAAATGGGAGTTAATTCTATGGTAGATACTTTAGGTATTTTGAATAATTTAAGATTATTCAAAGACATCAAAGATGGTGGTTCTCACTTAGCTTACGATATGATGCACCATTTAAATAAGTTCAGAAACAAAAATTATTACGATGAAACAACAGGTGGTTGTAATAAAGCTATGGACAAAATTATTGAATTATACAAAGAAAACGAACACGGAACTGAACTTGTTAAAGATATTGAGAGAGTTTTAAATCTTCAAACTAAAGATGATGAATTAACTCCATCACCAAGAGCGAAAGAATACCTGAAAAGAGCTTTGGCTTTAGTTAAAGGTGAATAATCTAACCTCTTAGGAGGACTATTAGGACCGTTTGCTGTTACGGCAACAAAAAAAGAGGACATCGCTACGTCCTCTTTTTCTTTTATATCCTATTTATTAAGAAAATTTACTATGAAAAACAAACTATTTTTCGGATGGGAAAATATTAAATGGTTAATTAGAGAAGTTACTAATATGTATTCATCTAAAGAATCATTTTTTTCCAAAAAAAGGATTGAGTCCGGAATCGCTTTCATCATTGCACAATGGGGAATGATTTTCTTTTTATTAGAAAAACATTCAGTTCTAACAATGACTGATTTGATTATGTGGGCAGGTGTTGAGTTTGCAATCTCAGGTTATATTATTCACCAAATCCAAAAAGAAAAGAAAACTGAAGAACAAAAAGAAGAAACCCCCAACGAATAGTCAGGGGTTTTTTGTTTTACTTTACTTCTTCAAACTCTACATCTGAACCTGTAAAACCATCAGTGTTTTCAGTTTGTTCACTCACATTACTATAAAGTTCTTGGGTAATTTTTTGCATAATTGAATTAACATTATCTAACGCAGGGTCAATTTTTTCAATTTCACCAGTGTTTTTAGCCTCTTTTAATTCCTCCAAACCTTTTTTAACTTCTTCTTTGTGTTCATCAGAGATTTTTTCATCCAAATCCTTCAAAGTTTTCTCAATATTAAAGATTGTACTATCAGCCTCATTGATTTTTTCAGCTTTTTCTTTAGCTAATTTATCACTTTCAGCATTTTCCTCAGCTTCTCTCTTCATTCTGTCGATTTCTTCTTGTGAAAGTCCAGATGATGACTCAATTCTAATCGTTTGTTGTTTGTTTGTTCCCTTGTCTAAGGCCGAAACATTGATAATACCATTTGCATCGATGTCAAAAGTAACTTCGATTTGAGGAATACCTCTCATTGATGGTGGAATACCATCTAAATGGAATCTACCAATCGTACGGTTTCCATTTGCCATTGGGCGTTCACCTTGCAACACGTGTATTTCTACAGTTGGTTGAGAGTCTGAAGCCGTAGAGAATGTTTCCGAACGTTTAGTTGGAATCGTAGTATTCGATTCAATTAATTTCGTCATCACACCACCCATGGTTTCAATACCTAATGATAAAGGAGTAACGTCTAATAACAATACATCTTTTACATCACCAGATAATACACCACCTTGAATGGCTGCACCGATTGCAACTACTTCATCAGGGTTCACTCCTTTTGATGGAGCTTTACCGAAGAAACTTTCTACTGCGGCTTGTATCGCTGGGATACGAGTTGATCCACCTACTAAAATAATTTCATCGATATCTGATTTTTGATATCCTGCATTTTTCAATGCTTTTTCGCAAGGTGCAATTGTTCTTTTGATTAATGAATCTGCTAATTGCTCAAACTTCGCACGAGTTAAACTACGTACTAAGTGTTTAGGCACACCATCAATTGCAGTTACGTATGGTAAGTTAATTTCTGAAGTTGATGTTGATGACAACTCAATCTTCGCTTTCTCAGCAGCCTCTTTTAAGCGCTGTAAGGCCATCGGATCTTTACGTAGGTCAATGTTCTCATCAGCTTTGAATTCGTCCGCTAACCAGTCTATAATCACTTGGTCGAAGTCATCACCACCTAAGTGAGTATCACCATCGGTAGATTTTACTTCAAACACACCATCACCTAAATCCAACACCGATACGTCATGCGTTCCACCACCACAGTC